TAGCGGCCGTTCACTCTTCCAGATTTACAAGCTTGTTCCAGAGCCTCTGTGGATAAAAGATGGGGCGAACTTCTGGCGGTTGTCTTTCCATCCACAACCAGGTCGGTGCTACCTACTGGGAGCCGACGTGGGTGCTGGTATAGGTCAAGATAACAGCGTCATAGAGATCTTTGACCTCGAGACGCTTGAACAGGTGGGCGAGTATGCTAGCAATAGAGTTGACCCTGTTGACTTTGCATACAAAATAGCAGAGCTTGGTCTAATCTACAANACGGCCTTCNTCACGGTTGAGAACAACAACCATGGGATCGTGACGCTCAACGAACTACAGGGGCACTATCCCATTGGAAGGCTGTATGCTAGACCGCTACCCGTGGATGAGGAAGTTCCATCCCTTCTCAATCTCGGCTTCCGTACTACGATGGTAACTAAGCCCTTTGCTCTAGGCAAGCTCAGGGCTCTTCTAGCTACGCAGATAATTCTTCACAGTGACTCACTGGCCAGTGAACTCTCCACTTTCATCGAGACAGACACTGGAAGAATGGAAGCTGAGGATGGTTGCAGAGATGACAGAGTCATGGCTGCGGCTATGGCGGTAGTTGGTGTTGAGAGGGCTGCTCTTATGCTCTCACATGAGGCTCCATATACAACTCCGCCAGAGCGTGATCCGTTCTGTCTTGACTACATTATTAAGGAGCTCGCTGATCGTGGCAAGGACTTTCCTATAACCAGTCAGGTGGCAGATGAAAATAGCATTCCTATCATCAGTCTATGATACCTTAGGCATCGCTACTAGAGTGCTTGAGGAAGGGCACGATGTTAGTGTCTATATCAAGGACCGTCTGCCAGGAACGACTTCAACCTGCAAGCTAGTCGATGCGTGGCGTCCTTTGATTGTAGATAGAGAGCTCTTCGTCTGCGATGGTCTTGGCTGGGGTCGTTATTCGGATCTCCTGAGTGGTCGTGGGAAGAGTCTTCGGATGCAATGATCTAATCGATCACTGCTCTGCCAGCATAGCTAGAAGAATGCGCATCTTGTCCGAGTTAGGCATTCCCATTGTGCCTCATGCGATTGTAGGATCAGAGCCTATCTCTCCGCCTTTCGAGCGGTCTGTTGCCTATGCAGTAGTTCCAGTTGGCATCGCAGATCCGCTGGTCTTGGAGACCCGTGAGGCCCTATACTGGCTTCAGTCTAAGCTAGTCAATGGCAGCCAGATCCTAGTGCAGGAAGTCGTCGGCGGATACTATGCATCCATCGAGGGATTCTTCAATGGGAGAGACTGGGTAGAGCCACTGTTTCTCTTCGTCACTCGAAGAGGTATGCTAGACAGACAGATAAGCTCCTTTGGGGTAGCTATCAAGAACAAGGATGCTGGAATCTCGACTCCGATGAGGGCCCTCTCGAGGGTACTCAGAAAGGTGTCCTACCACGGATATGTTAGCCTGTTGGTGGTAGTGACCCCCTCTGGAGAACTCTTGGCAAGAGACGTTAGGTTTGGTCTGACTGCTGGCAGCGTTGAGTGTGTTCTCGAAGCGTGTTCGATGCGGATAAGCGCGGCTGATGTGCTCTTTGGTGTAGCAGATGGATCGCTGGATAGGCTAGATCCCTCTTGGGACTACATAGCTGGACTGCGTTTAAGCGCTGTTCCAGTCGCTAAGCTCGCTGGAAGTCCAGTCGCTGGTATCTCACACAAGAACTCAAACCACCTGTGGCTTATGGACTACTCTCCAAGCAAAGGTCTGGGCGGCTCAACCTTCTCTGTTGGTCTCACAACCGCGATAGGTCGCGATACAAAGGAAGCAATGAATAGGGTATATCGAACAGCTTCTAACGTCAAGTATCTAGGAAAGATCATAGACACCGGCCTCAAGTTTGCGGCGGCTGATCTTCAGTGTCTAGTGGGCTTGGGGGTACTATGAAAGGCTATGTAAGTGGCAAACCCGATGTAGCTTGGTGGCTTCACCAGATTCGTGAGGGGGTGAAGTTTAGGAAGAAGTACGCTCGAGAAGACATGTGGCAGGGTTGGAGAGATGCATATAGGGGGAACTGGAAACATGGAACACTGCCAAGCAACCTGTTCTTCAAGATGCTTAGGGCAACTGTGCCCAGGATATATTTTAGGAATCCAGCGGTCTCTGTATCACCTGCGAAGCCTGGAATGTTGAACTGGGCATTTGCAAAGATCCTCGAGCGTATAGACAATCGGCTCATCCGAGATATGAGCGTGAAGTCTACGATGAAGACAGCTATCTCACGGGCCTTCCTCTATGGTACAGGTGTTGGAAAGATAGGCTTCAGTACAGAGTTCTCGGCTGTCGACATAGATCATGGAGCTCCTAGGAAGAACGGTAGACGGCTTGAGTATAACTCGCTTGTCAAAGATGGGATGCCTTGGTTCCTCTCGCCGTCAACTGGCTCCTTCATAGTTCCGAACTTGACTACCAAGCTGGCGAGCGCTCCCTGGGTTGCTGAGTGGATTACTCGTCCTCTGGACGACGTTAAGGCGGATGACAGACTGCGCAACGTTGCAGATATGGCACCCACTAGCGTTCGGGACACTGATCTGATTGGAGGTACCAAGGTCCTCGAGCGCGAGGAAACTGTTGACTTGCTAGAGATTCGAGATAAGCGCAATGGTAAGGTGATGATTATCTCCCCAAATATGAAGAGCCGTGTGCATCTGTTCGAGGATGACGAACTCCAATACAATGGGAGCATTCCTTACCTGGACTTGGTCTTCAATGAAGATGAGGAAGTGTTCTGGGGAGTTCCAGACAGCATGATTCTCGAGCCACACCAGCGTGAGATCAATGAGATTCGCACTCAGCAGATGATGCACCGAAGACTCGCTTTAGTCCGATTTCTCTATGACTCTGGCAAGGTCAAAGAGGAAGAGATTCAAAAGATCTTTGGTGAAGATATTCTTGCTGCTATCAAGGTCATGGGGGATCCGAAGAATGTGATAGAGTCGGTTGCTGTAGACATACCAGATGCACTCTTCAAGTTTGATCTGCAGGTCATGAGTGATGTCAGGGAGAACCTAGGGTTCTCGAGGAACGAATTTGGTGAGATGACACCACCTGAAGCTAGAACCTCTGCAACTGAGATCGCTGTGGTCAGAGCCGCTACACAGATTCGCGTTGATGAGCGTCGAGATATGGTTGCTGATATGCTTGTGAAGATGATAGAGTACATCCACCAGATCATCTTCAACCANTGGAGTCTTCCTCAGATCGTTGATGTGACTGGCCCAATGGGAGTACCAATTTGGGTTACAGTGAACCCATCTGCTCTTGGAGCAGCCAAGTACAATATCAACGTGGACCCTGACTCCGCCATTCCAGAGACTCGTGCTGTGCGAAGACAGAATGCACTTCAGGCATATACTCTGCTGGCTCAGAATCCTCTGATGGACCCTATCAAGCTCACTATGTATCTGGTAAATGAGTTAGGCATGCCACAGCTAGACGACCTGATGCCCATGTTTCCGCCGCTGGCTGGTTCCATGGCCAATCCTATGTCACCAGAGCAGTTCGGTCAGTTCAGTCAGCAACTTGCACAGCGCGGCATTCCTACTGGTCAGCAAGCTGGTCGACCAAATGCTACAGGAGAGCCAAGATGAGGTGGTGGCAGTGCAAGCAGTGTCATGAGCTAGTAGAAGATCAGATGGAGGTCTGTGGTCGCTGCGGGCGCCTAAGGGGAACAAAACTTAAGGAGACGGGGCCAGTTGTCCATTCTTTTAGAAGTGGCGTCTACGAGCACATCGCCGAAGAGCCAATCTATATTAAGAATCGGAAGCAGCTGGTCGACGAATGCAACGCAAGAGGAGTAAGATCATGGCAGATGAACTAGTAGGAAAGTACACTGTGGAGATTTACAGACAGGATATCAAGGTTGACATCCTGCTTGATAACGGAATTAACGCAAGGATGCTAGAGCGTTCTCACCATCTGCTAGCTCGAGAGTTAGCGCGTCGGCGAAGCGAGATGCGAATAAAGAGCAGAACGGCTGAGGACTTTCAACCTAAGCTTAGCGAGGCCGAAGAGGTCTCTGCATCAATGAACAGGGTGAGCGAAAATGCCTGAGGAAACCAAACCTGACGTAACGAAGAAAGATGTAGATGATCTCCGCAATCTGATAGCGGAGTTGGCGAAGGGACACAAGACCGTGGTCGATAGTGTCAAATCTATTGGTGAGGGTCTGACGGACCTGTCCATGCGAGTAGCCGGCGGTGGGGGAGATGGAGCTCAGCCTCCAACGAGTGGTGAATCGGAAGGTTCTGGTTCGCCTGAGGTAGACCTCGAGAGGCTATCCAACACGGAGCTAGTTCGGTTCATGTCTGGTGCGATGGAAACAGCTTTCAAGAAGTATGCTGAGGGGATCGACAAGAAGTTGACCACCTTCAACAATGACACCATCGTTAGGGATCTGAAGGAACAGACCAAGATGGCCAAAGAGCAACACAAAGACTTTGACCACTGGACAGATGACATGAAGACACTCTTCACCAGCAATCCCTACTTGACCATCGAGCAAGCCTATCAGATTGCTCGAGGCACCAATAGTACCAAAGCAAAGGAGATTGACGATAAGTTGAAGTTAGAGTCTAAAGAGGGCGATACCTCTTTGAAAGAGCTGACACCAAAGATTCGTTTTGGTGGCTTAACTCCGACATCCGGTGGTAATAAGGATGGTGGAACACAGTATAAGACCCAATCTGAGGCAGCGGAAGCTGCATGGGACGAAGTTATGTCCGATGTGGCGATTGGCGAAGATCAGGTGATTTAGTTAGTTAGCATTTGGAGATAGTTACATGCCCGTTCAAACGTTTAGTGAGGCAGTAGATAATCTCTACGTGACTACCTGGCAGAACATGAAAGAGGCGGCCGTCGACAACATCTATGACGCGACTCCGTTTTGGTTCTGGATGAGAGCCAACGGTAAAATCAAGCACGTCACTGGTGGACGGTTTATCACGGAACCACTGCGCTATGCCAAGCACGATAACATCACTTGGCTAGGCAAGGGTGGAACTGTGTCACTCCAGGACAAGGAATTCCTGTCTGCTGGTAGGTTTGACTGGCGATACGTTGCGGCGGCTGTAGTGCGCTTCGGTGTAGACGATCAGCAAAACGTAGGGAAGAATCAGATCATGAACCTGATGAACGCTAAGCTGGACAATGCAAAAGAGGGTCTTATTTCAGAGATGGAAAAGGTTCTCGCGCAGGGTGCTGGCGGAGTGGCATCTGGGTTTGATGGTCTGCAGTGGCTAGTGGCTGATGATCCAACAGCTGCAGCTAACACAGTCGGATCGATTGATCCTTCTGTGAATACGTGGTGGCAGAACAAGACCAAGAACATGACTGGTTTGTCCTTTGCGGTTAATGGTGTTGCTGAGATGCGTACCATGCTCAACAATACCATGAACAACCTCAACCAGGACAGGCCAGATATCATCATCTCTGGTCAGACGCCATTTGAGTACTACGAGGATGCAGTTCTTGAATTCTACCGCATTCAGAATAACAAGCTTGCGGACGCAGGGTTCATGAATCAGACCTTCAAAGGTATTCCTATGGTCTGGACGCCGTCCATCGCAAACACAAGGATGTATTTCCTCAACACTAAGTTCCTGTATCTGGATACAGATCCTCGTATGGAGTTCGACATGACAGAGTGGAAGTTGATCCCAGATCAAGTGAACGACAGAGCTGCTCAGATTGTCCTCGCCGGCCAGTTTGTTACTAGTCGACGTCGTTGTCAGGGCGTTCTGTTCAACGTCGACACACCGTAGGAGGTCACATGCCGAAGGGTATTAAGAAAGTATTTCTTACTCCCCTTGATGTCGTGGCTGATAGCGACCTCGAGGGTGTTGGGACTAGGCGATTCGAGGGAGATGAGGAGTATGTATGGGCAAAGGGAGTTGCAAGCACTGCCAAAGGCAGTTGGGTGCAGATTGCACATGACTACACTACTGCTCTCTGTTCCGCTTCTGCCACCACTACACCAAAGGTAATTGGTGTAGCTATGGCTGCAATTTTAGCCAACAAGTTCGGTTGGTATTGCAGACATGGCCTCGTCAGCGCACTTTCAGCAGCATCTAATGCTGCTGGAGCCCAGCAGTATCTGACTGCGACGGCTGGAGTGCTAGACGATGCGGTAGTTGCCAGCGACGTCATCATGGATGCACATCTAACTGCCACGGTAGGCGGCGCTCAAGCACTTGCAGTGTACTACCTTGAGTGGCCGAGCTTCAATCCTCTGCTATAGGATGAGCGGATAACCAGAGTCACCAGGACCACGGATGGTCCTGGCCTCTTACAAGAGGTGATGTATGGCAGCTTATGCAGCAACTGTAACAATCAAAGGCCGTAAGGCATGGCGCACTGGTCCGGGTGGCTTCGGAATTTTGCGCGGGAGGATAGACATAACAAACTACAATTCTACGTTGGTTGAGCTCACAGGGATAACCGGAAAGTTCAAGGATAACCCAACTGTGAACTTGAGCTCAGCCTCCGATGCTGGCACTATCGGCCATTGGGTAGATGCTAGTAAGAGTGTGAAGTGCTATGTCACTAGTACTGGCGTTGAGGTAGCCAATGATGCAGATGGTGGAGCATTCGACTTCATCGCTATGGGGCTTGTGTAACAATACACCTACCGTTCATTACGTGAACGGTAGTAAGGAGACACGAAGATGGGAACACTGACACTGCAACAGATGATAGGTGAACTTAAAGCACATCTAGGAAATCGCATAGAGCTTACAGATCCTAGATATGTGATAGCTCTCAACGTCGCGCAGACTCGCATTGCACGCCTGCGTGATTGGGATGAGCTNGAGAGGCTATCTGCTGGAGTGCTAACTGTTGGCAGCAAGTTGCTAGGTCAGCCCACTGATACGCATAAGATATTTACCTTCCGCCTAGTGCATGCGACAAACACGGTGATTCCACGGAAGCTGACGTATGTACCGTCTCGACAGTGGGATACTCGAATTCCAGCTCCCCAAGCACTTTCTGCGGGGATTCCAGAGATCTACACTATCTGGGGTAACCAGTTTGAGTTGTGGCGAGTCCCAGATCTAGCCTACGACTATGAGCTTCGTCACACCGTGTGGCCGACAGACTTCAGTGTGAGCCTGCTGACGGGTGTGAGCTCCTTCAACAAGAAAGATGACATGGTGCTAGCTCTGGCAACAAGCTGGCTCTACTTGGGGCTACGGGAGGATCAGCTAGCGAACACATGGTGGACAGTTTATAGAGAGTTGGCTGCGTCCGCTGGTGTGCTAGAGGAGCTACAGCCCGACCAACAGCTGTCTGCTTATCAGAGAGGTGTTGCTGGAGTCACTGATTACTGGACAGATCCCTTCGTCGATAGGAATCCATGAAGCTAGATCCTGCCAATCCCCCATTGACTGAGCGCAACTTTGAGGGCCTTCTCAGGGAGTTGTTTCGGCTGCGTGTCTTAATCTCAAATGCTATCAACACTAATGAAACATTCATCACATACATTTCGCAGAACAACCAGCCAACGGTTCCTGCTGGCGAGATTTGGCTTTGGAAAGATGCTGATGCAACGACTGGACAACCTACGCACTATCTCGTCGCAAACAGTGGAGCGGCAACTGTAACATTCAAGAGTGATCAGGTCGTACCATGACGCGAGAGAACGTAGAAGTCAAGCATCCGAACTGGAGATATGATGTCTTCACAGACTTCACAGGGGGCCTCGCGCTCACACGCAGCGGTGAATCCATAGAGGACAATCAGCTGCTCGCTGCTGACTTTATGCGTCTGACTGATAGGAGAATAGAGTCCGACTATGGCGTCGCATTAGACTTTGCAGCTCCCGTAATGGCAGGAACTCCACGTCTGCCAATTAGGTTTGAGCGATTAGATGGAACCATTGAAGCTCTTCTCTTGACTGACGAGACTCTCTATCAAAGGCTTGGCTTTGGCAACTACTACTATGCAAGCAATGGAACTAGCACCACCGCAGATGACGCCATGGAAGGGGGTGAAACCAATCTACTGGTAGTTAGCTCAGCTGGCTTCACGGTTGGAGAGCGCTTAGGTGTGGTTCTCGATAATGATTTCCAGCATCACACTACCATAACTGCAATACCAGATGCGACTCACATCACGGTAGCCGACGCTATTCCGATTGACCGCACAGTACTACAAGGAGCTATAGTAGTCGAGGCGCTGAACCTAGCTGGCACAGCGGCCATCCAACCCAGCTTCGTTGTACTTCCAAGCCATGATTGGATAGTATTCACGAATGGCGTAGATCCACCATATAGATATGATGGAACTACTGTTGTTCCAGTACCTAATCTTCCAAGTAGTGGGAACACAGTATGCCGTGCACTT